GGCGGAGTCGGACCCTTGCCATATTCAAACTCGCGGCCATCCAATGCACGGCAAATGCTGCTGGTGCGGGTATCCAGTGTTGCCACATAGCGATACTTCTTAGTGATGTCTTGATTGGCTTCATATACCTGCTGACTAGCTGCATTGGCCACTTGGTTGATACTGGTGCGCACAAGACTAACGATCTGATTGTCGGCAACCGCTGTTGCTTGGCCGCCTGCTGCAACTAGCTGCTTCACGGTCTTGGCTTCTTCGCCAAATTCAAGGTTTCCGATCAGCCGCTTGGCAATGGCTGGCGTCGGCTCACCGGTCAGCAAGCCTTGCCGCACGATTTGCGAAAACCGCTCAGCCTGATCAACGGCAATGCCGCGAAATGCTTTGGTGACCACTTCACCATTGGGAAGCGTGATCGTGGCGCCTTGCGCTGCGGTGAGGCTGAACGTCGCCGGTGCACCTTGCACAGCAGCAAACAGGTCATCACTGAGCGCCACCACGTTGATCTGCGTTGGATCAGTGGTGACCACTGACTGCGCAAATTGAGGGCTGATCTCAACGGTGCGCACCGCATCACGTGCACCTGCCGGCAATGCACGCCGCAGTTGATCGGTCACAAACTCAGACTGCAGCTCTGCAATGCCTTGTAGCTCTAATGCTGTCAGCTCAGTTGCATCGCCTGCCCATGTTGCCAGGCTGTCCTTCAGTTGAGCGAGGATCGCCCGCAGCCGTGCTGCCTTGACTGGCGCTGACAGCTCATCAATAGTGCGCAGTTGATTGACCGCATCAATGATGATGTCGTTGTAAGCATTGATCACACGCCGTGCAACGCTATTGCTGTAGCGGTTCAGATCTATTGCATTGCGATATAGCGCTTCTGGTGTGCTCATCGTTCAATGCCAAGATCTTCCGGTGCGTAGCCGCTGCGAATGCTGACATTAGCGCCGCGGTTCAATGCAGTGGTGACCAATGCAGCGAATGCGTCGTAACCGTTTTGGCCGTCTTCGTACAAGATCGTTTCGTCAATTTCATCTGGTTTGCCTTCCTTGTACCAGCTGATGCGCACGATGGCTAAGACCTGTTCCGGCAAGGCGCTGACGTGATAATCAAGCTCTTGCCTCCTCGGTTTCCTCGGTTCCATCCAGATCATCAGGTCCACTAAGCGGTCGGTCACCCAGTCCAGCAGGTTGTAGATCAAGCCCCGCATTGGCCGTAGCTTCAAGCTCCTCATCCACGTTAAAGTCATCGCCTAGTACATCGCCTTCGGCAAGCTCGCGCAGCAACGTTTCCTGCGTGATGGTGCCTGCGGTGTAAAGCTGCAGCAGCGCTTGGATCTCCTGCGGTTCAAGGCGTGTACCGAGGAAATCACGGTTGACATAGCTGCTGCCAGGTGATGTGTTGTTGCCGATGTACTGCGCATGAAACTGCAAGCAGTTGTCGATCATATCCTGCACGTTCTGTGCAATGACCATCATGGTGCTGTCGCCTTGGCTGCGATCAATGCGCTTTGCCTCGGCGGTTTCAGCAGATAACTTCTGGCCCAGTACTGCCGATAGCCCTAGCTCGTTGATCTGCAGTGCAAGCTGCTCAAGCCTACGGAACTGATAATCAAAACTGCGGCCAGCTGGTTCGATGTATTCAGCACGGCCATCAGCAGGGAATGCGATTGCTTCGCCAGGTCCAGCGCTGACTTCCTCTGCTGCAGATGGGAAGCCATAAAACGCCAGCATCGGCACGGCGCTGATGTGGAGTTGGTTATCGAGGTCGCTCTGGATCTGATATGCCTTGAGGTTCAGCTCGGCGATGTCTTCCAACGGCGGACGTGACTCCATGAAGCCATGCCGCTGCGCATAAGCAACTGAGAAAGGAATCTCACTGAGGCTTGTGCGGCCCTCGTCGACAACCTTAAAGTCGCCGTTGTCTTGTTTTTGGTGCAGTTGAAACTCACCTGGCGTCAGTACCCGGATTTGCTCCACTGCCTTCTCGCCAAACTCACCATCAGGCACGGTGACCATCTCGGCTAGTCGCAGCTGCGCTAGCACCTGCCGGCCTTCTTGCTGCTCAGCGCGCCAGCCAAGGATCTGCCGTGGCGTGTAGGTCACCCAATAGGGTCTACCCCCATCAGCAGGTGCATCCACCAGTACACCAACGTGGCCATAACGGACCATCTTGCGGGTGGTTTCGTAGGTCCAAACGTTGAGGTCATTGCCTTGTAGGTCAACATCAAACAACTGCTCACGGATGACATCTGCTGTGTCGTCAAGCCGCACTGGCTTGCGCGTTAACATGCCAGCCAGCATCCGCTCTAGACGCTGATAGAACGGCGGGCAAACACTGCGTGCCAAGCGGTTGTCGTAGGACTCATCCAGTTCGCGCGGCTCCTGCGGTAGATACCGGCGATGTTTGCGGCGCATCCCATAGGTGCCTTGCAACAAGTCTTCAATCAGAATCCAATGCGACTCTTGTGCGTACCACGCCGTATTGGCATCCTGCACGCGAGTAACGCGGCGCTGCGCAATGGGTCGGTCGTAGTTGTTAAAGCCGGTGTACATTACAGCGCCGCAGTCATGAATGCAGTTTAGGCAGCAATCAGCGTGATGCTATTGCGGCCAATCTTGATGTCAAACTCAGCGCCGGGCTCGTAACCCATCTCGCGCAGGTAGCCGTCACCAATCTGCAGCTTGCCGTTGAATTGCACCTTTGCCTTGTAAGTTAGGCCGCGGCCGCGCTTTGCTGTCTTGCTGCCTAGGTCAACGCCTTTGGCTTCCAGCAGCGCCTCATAGAACTGCGTGAATGCCACGCGATCCTTGATCACGTAGCCGCAAGCGCGCACCAGTTCAGACTTAGGCGCATTGCCCAGTTCTTTCACCTTGGCGAGTAGTTCAGCACCCTTGAGCATGGGTAGAGTTAATGGTTGGACTGATGGAGTGTAGCTCAATCAACGTCCGCTGCAACCATCAAGCCGCCCAGAAATACCGCAATGAAGAATAGGTAAACAGCAAGCGCCAGTAGTGGTCCGCCTAGCGCAAAGCCTGCGGCGGCAATGAAATGCACTGCCATGACCCCAATGAAAAACCAAATGACTAGCGCTGCGCTGCGGATGAAAGCCTTTAAGAATCTCATAGTGTTACTTGAACTCATCGCTTAACAAAAGTGCAGTATCGACCAGTTTGCAAAAGTCCGCGACGCAGCAGGCGTGGCATACAGTTCTGTCGTTTTCAAGTTGCCATCCATCTGGCGGTCCTTTGTCTTGACCGATAGGACCGCCGCAATCAGCGCAGATCACGCCCATTGCTGGATCAGCAGATTTGCATCAGCGCGGAACGTGGCCGCCACTTCTCGAATCAGATCACGGGTGATCCGGGTGCCGGTGCGGCGCAGATCCATCAGTTGGTTGCTGGCACGGCCAAAAGCTGCATCGCGCTCGGCGCGAATCTCCTTGGTGATCTGCTGGCTGCTTTTGCCGGTGTTGCGCGCGGCGCAAGTGCGGCCGAAGTGCACAAGCTCGCCGAGATCAGACTCCATCAAGATTGTGGCTTTCAGGTTGGTGCGTCCGCAGCAGTCGCAAGTGGTGATGCTGTCGTCGGTGCAGATTGCGGTGTAGCCCATGTCTCTTGGTTTGGAGTTCCCATACTGTACACCATTAGCAGCCCTTGGCAACCTTGCTCAGTAAATCCGCACGCCGGTCGCGCGCCCAGCACCTGCGTGCAATGGGTTGAACTCACGCCAGACCAAGTAGCCGAGCGCGTCGTTCATGTGGTCATGGCCGGCATCCTTGTCCGGGTCGCCCTTGTCGGTGTAGCACTGCAGCTCTAGGCATTCGATCATCCGCTTGCAGCGCTGGTGGATGGTGAGCCTGACCTGACCCTTGCCGTTTTCCAGCAAAGCCTGAACAGCAGCCACGCGATCACGGACGGGAGGATTTGCGCGTGGCGACTGGTTTGACATGCCGTAGGACTCCAGGATTTGGATGTCGGTCTGGCTTGCGTTGGTGCTGCGGTTACCGCCGCTGGCATCTGGGTAGATGTAGATACGCCGCTGCGGATAACGCGCTTGGATCTCTTGCGCCAATGCATCGGTGTCATGGGCGCCGCTGATTTCATCAATTAGTAGCAGGCTGCTGCCAGTGCGGATGCCGATTACAGCAGACATGTTGCCAACGTTGAAATCAACGCCAATGCGCAGCGGCTCGCGGTCTAGATCCGGCAGCTCAGCCACCACGTGTTTGTCGCGGCTGAAGCGGTCATAGATGGTGCCAGTGGTGAGGTTAACGAACTCACCGTCTAGGTAGGCCCGCAGCAGGTTTGGGTCGTAGTTGGCTTCTAGCCGCTCGATAAAGTCCGGCGGCAGGTGCAGGTTGTCTGCTGACCGCATCTTGATGAGCTTGCGATCCGCACGCCCTTTGGCATCCTCACTGCCGAAGGTGTTCCACATCCAGCGGAAACCCTCTGGCGTAGATGCAGCGCCAAACTGCCGCACGTTGCCCGACCGCAAGCGGCCAAGGATCTTGGGAAATGCCTTGTTGGCAATGCTGGGCGTCACTGTGTCGATCTCATCGGCCAGCACCCAAGCAAGGTTCAAGCCAATGATGCGGCTCCAGTTCTCAAAACTGCGGCACAAGATCTTCGTATCACCGCCTGGCAAATGCAGCATGTACTCAGGCAGCGGGCTTGCCCTGAAGGTGTAGGGGATCTCGTATGCCTCCAAGAACTGCTCAAAGTCGTTCTGCCAGATATCGCGGATCAATGGGCCGGTGGGCTCCATAACGGCGCCGATGAAGCCTTGATTCGCCGCGGCCAGCATCACCGCCTTAGCGCACAGCGCACGGGTCTTACCGGCGCCATAACCGGCTGAGATGCCAATGATTTGCGTGTCGCTGTCATCCACAAACGCAAGCTGGCCAGGGTGTAGGTCAGCGCGGATGCGTTGCAGTAGATCGCCCGTGTCCTCTTGCGTTGCGACATCCATAAACCCAAGCAGGCTGCCGGGTTGGCAGATGCCGGCAAGCAAGCTCATGACATCTCAAACCGCAACAGCTTGGCCTGATCTTCTAGGGCCTTGATTGCAATGCTGAGGTTGCCTTTAGCGCGTGCTTCGCGTTCGTAATCCTGCAAGCGAGCGACAGCAGCAGCGAGCCACTGCGGCCGCTCTAGCTCTGCATCCAACTGCATTAGTTGGCGGGCGCGGGACATATAAAGCTCAGCCTGCCGCTCGGACACTTGCCACGTCTCCGCGGCATAGCGAAGAATTTGCGTCCTGCTGTGAGCACGCAACAGGAGATCGTAAACGGTGTTGACCCGTTCGTCGATCTCCGTGTTGGTGCTCTTCTTTGCCACCTATT